ATCCAGCAGGAGGATGGTTCGACGAAGGCCGTCGACTATCCGCAGCTCGAGGATGTCCCGGTCCAGTTCCCCGGTGGCGGCGACCAGGTCATGACCTTCCCGGTGAAGGAAGGCGACGAGGTGCTGATCAGCTTCGCCTCGCGCGCGGTGGACAGCTGGCAGCAGAGCGGCGGCGATCAGGCGCCGCAGGATGCCGGGATGAACAACCTCTCGGCCGGCTTCGCTCAGCTCGGGTTCCGATCGCAGCCGTCGGCCGCGAAGCTGACGGACGTCTCCACCAGCGCAGTCGAGATGCGCAGCGTCGACGGCCAGACCCGGGTCAGCGTTTCGCAGGCCGGCGGAATGAGCGTCTCGACGAACAAGAGCGTCAGCGTCACGGCCGCGCAGGGCGTCACCATGTCCGGCGGGACCGGGGACATCAATTTCACGGGCACGCTCAAGGTCGACGGCGAGATCGAGCTGAACGGCATCAAGCTCTCGACGCACAAGCACAAGGACGTGGCGGCGGGCTCCGCCAACACGGGAACGCCGGTCAACTGATGCTCTACCGCAAGCTCAATTCCGAGGGCGACTACAGCTTTGGTCGTGGCGCCGTCGATTTCTGGCGCGACGTGCCGGATGCCGTTGCCCAGTCCGTCCGCACCCGCCTGCAGCTCGAACGCGGCGAATGGTACCTGGACGACCAGGAAGGCACGCCCTGGCGCACGGAGGTGCTCGGTGTGCGCACCGAAAACACGCGCGACCTCATGGTGCAGATGCGTGTGACCGAGACGCCCGGCGTCAACGAGCTCGTCGCCTACAGCTCCGACCTCAATCGCGACACCCGCGCATTCACCGTCGGCCTGACGATCGACACGATCTACGGCCCGGCCAGCCTTGTGGAGCCGTTCTGATGGCCCTTCCGGTCTGCACCCTGGACGAGAACGGCATCTACAAGCCGGACTATGAGGAGGCCCGCTCCTGGCTGGTCGAGCAGTTCCAGGGGATTTTCGGCGCCGACATCTACATCGATCCCGACAGTCAGGACGGACAGCAGATCGCGATCTTCGCCTCGGCGATCAACGACGCGAACGCGATGGCGCTGCAGGTCTACAACTCGTTCTCGCCCTCGACCGGGCGCGGCGTCGGTTTGTCGTCGAACGTCAAGATCAACGGGATCAAGCGGCGCGTCGCCTCGTTCTCGACCGTCGATCTGCTGATCACCGGCCAGGCTGGAGCGACGATCACGGATGGCGTCGCGACGGATGCGGCCGGCAATCGCTGGCTGCTGCCGCCCGTCGTGGTCATCCCGCCCGACGGCGATATTGCGGTCACGGCAATTGCCCAGGAGGTCGGGGCGGTTCAGGCGCCGGCGAACACGATCACCGGCATCGGCACACCGACGCGGGGGTGGCAGGCGGTCACGAACCCGGCCGTGGCGACGGCCGGCGCTCCGGTTGAGAACGATGCCCAGCTTCGACAGCGCCAGTCGGTTTCGACGGCGATCCCGTCGCTGACGGTTTTCGAGGGCACCATGGGCGCGGTCGCCTCGATCCTCGGCGTCGCCCGCTATCGCGGCTATGAGAACGATAAGGACGCCACCGACGCTGACGGCATCCCGGGCCACTCTATTTCGCTCGTCGTCGATGGCGGCGACGCCCAGGCGATCGGCGAGGCCATCGCGGCGAAGAAGGCGCCTGGAACCGGCACCTTCGGCACGACCTCGGTCGACGTGATCGACGAATATGGCGTGACACGCGCGATCCGGTTCTTCCGGCCGACGAGCGTCGCGATCAAGGCCGAGATCGCGATCACGCCGCGGCAGGGTTATTCCGCCGCGATCGAGGCCCGGATCAAGCAGGCGGTCGTCGACTACGTCAATGCCATCCGCATCGGCGACGACGTGGTGCTGTCCAAGCTCTACCTGCCCGCCAACCTGTTCGGCGGCGCTGGCTCGCAGAGCTTCGAAATCGGCAGCCTGCAGATCGCCAAGCTCGCCGCCCCGCTCGCCTCCTCCGACATCCCGATCGCATTCAACGAGGCCGCCACTGCGGCCATCGGCAACATCTCTGTGGTGGTCTGATGCCTCTGCCTCCTCCGATCAACGTCGGCCTCGCTGCGAATGACGGCAAGGGCGATCCCCTCCGCACCGCGTATCAGAAGGCGAATGCGCGCGACGAGTACCTGGACATCCGCATCACGAGCGTCTCGACGCCGTCGATCACGGCCGGTCCTGTCACGACGCTGCCTCCGGGCTCTCCGGCCACGGCCAGCATGAGCGGCACCGCTCCGAACTTCGTGCTCGATCTGCGGCTTCATGGGGCACATCCGGCGCCTGTTCGTCTTCCCGCAGCGCCTGTCTAACACCAAGGTCCAGGCACTTTCCAATCAGGCAGCATGGAGCTGATCATGACGTATTGCCTCCTGCGCTTCGACAGCGAGGCCGAAGCGATTGCGGCTCTGGCCAATCTGCGCGTCACGCCGCCAACCTTCGGTGGCGAGCGGCTTCCCGAGCGCTGGGCCGACACAACCATGCCCGTCGCGCTCGTCACCAGCGACGCGGTGCTCGATATGAGCGGCGAGGAGACCGTCATCATCTCGCCGCGCCAGCAGCTCGCGGACTTCTGGCTGCTGGCCGCGACCGGCCCGGACCTGCCCGGTGTCGCTGCCGAGATCGAGCCCGAGACCGGACGGCTCCTCTCCGGCGACGAGACCGTGCTCGGCGCCCGCATCGATCCGGTCTTTGCAGGGATGGCGGCTGTGCCGCTTTGGATGGAGCGCGACTGATGGTGGCGTGGCCAACCGCTGACTCGATCGAGGTCACGGCTGACGCGACATGGCTGACGGCGGACAACGGCGATTGGACCCCGCCCGCGCCTCCGCCGGCCCCGAAGGTCTCGGTCGATGACTATCTCCGGTTCATCACCAGCTATCATCGCGGCAAGCCGAAGTTCGCTGCGATGATACGCGCGCTCGTCGAGCCGCTCGTCGCGATCCAGGACTTCATCGCGCATTTGCCGATCGACTTCGATCTCGACGTAGCAATCGGCGTCCAGCTCGACGTCGTGGGCGAGTGGGTCGGGCGGACCCGCTTCGTCGAGACGCCGATCCCGAACGTCTATTTCAGCTTCGACGAGGAGATGCGCGGCTTCGACCTCGGCGTCTGGAAGGGGCCGAACGACAACGACTTCGGCGTGGTCCGCCTCGACGACGAGACCTATCGCACGCTGCTGCGCGCCAAGATCGCCGCCAACAACTGGGATGGAACGCTCGAAACCGCGAAGGATGCGCTTTCGATCATCTTCCCGAACGGCGAGACGCTGCTTTTCGTCCTCGACAACCAGGACATGTCGATGACCTTCGGCGTCGCCGGCAAGGTGCCGTCGATCCTGTTCCTCTCTCTGCTCTCGCGCGGCTACGTCCCTCTCAAGCCTGAGGGCGTCGAGGCGGTCTACGCGATCACCAGCTCCGACGGTGCGCCGGTCTTCGGCTTCGACGTCGAGAGCGAGTTTATCGGCGGCTTCGACAGTGGAGCCTGGGCCGTCTCCCCCGAATTCTACTTCGACGCCTAAAATCAGGAGCCATGCATGGCAAACGACTTTCTGCCATTCGCTACCGACCCGGCGGCGAATGTCATCAGCCAAGGCGCGTGGGCTGCGCTTGCAGCCCGTCCGGGCGGCTTTGTTTCCGGCGTGGCCCGATCCGAACAGGTCAACAAGGTATTTCGTCAGGCCGCGGCGATGGCTGCGGCCATGGGCGTCCTGATCGACACCTACAGCGACCGCGACGCACTGGATGACGGCGACATCGTCGGGCTCGCCACCAAGATCGCCCAGACGATCCAGTCCGGCATGATCTCCTATGTCGTGGCGACCGGGACCGCGAATGCGTGGGTGCTGTCCCCGACGCCGGCCGTCCCGTCCTATTCGGCCGGGCGCGTACTCTGGGTGATCCCGCCAGCTACCAACACCTCGACCACGGTCAACGCGAACGTCAGCACCCTCGGCGATCGGCGCATCAAGAAGTCGGACGGCACCGATCCCGCGATCGGCGACCTCGTCGCCGGGCGCTATTATCCGACGATCGACGACGGCACGAGCATCCGCGTCATCGGCGCGCTCGCCAGCGACTATTCGCAGTCCGCGAGCCAGCAGCTCTTCACCGCGTCCGGCACGCTCACCGTCAAGGCCAGCGCGCTCCTCGTGGAGGGCACGGGAGGC